TGCGGCACCAACACGTTCATCTTGCCAAGCAAAAGTGTTTGGGTTTGGATCTGTAAGTAACAAATAACGTGTGCCAGCGGCAAGTGTAGCAGTTTGTGGATTGAAAGTGGTAGGATCGATAATTGCATCCACCGTTCCTCTACTTGCAATGCTGTCACTTAGCACTGTGTTTTCTGGTACGGTATCACTGTCAAAACTCAATACCATTTGTGTATCATCTGTAGGATTGACACTTGCTGTTGCTACAATCTCACTACCATCGGATTTTTCCAATCTTAGGGTGCTTAATCCTGCCCTAAATTTGCCAGGATACTGATCCAACAATTTGAACCAACTTACAGGTTCGCTTGTGGTTTCAAAATTACCAGCGGTAGGTTCTGTTACACCTTCGCCGGGTTGCAGTAATCTTGCTGTATTGTTAAGCACAAGTACACCAAAGTTTCCTGGTGTTACATTTACCGTTGCCATAGCATCTGTAGCGTCTATAATACCATCACTGATGCTACCTGTTTCGTCAAACACGCTCATTATAATTTTTTGTATAATGCCCATTTGTTTAACTTTTGCAGGAGGTGTTATCCATATAGGCATGGTAAATGTTAGTTCACCTATGTCAATTTCTGTTTCAACACCCTGTGGAATGCTTCTTGTGGAAAACTGTGTTCCTGTAAGTTCGATCAAACTTAAACTGGTCCAGTCAACATAGTTTGCTGTGCTTTGAATTTCCAAACTTGGATTAAACAGCACCAGCATCTGTTCCATGATTTGTAATTTTTGATCTGTGTTTGTTGACCATACATCACATTTCATTTGTAAGTTAAATGGCACAGGCATCAATCTTTCAACTGTGTAACCAGGTCCTTGGCTGTCCAAATACTCTCCCGTTGCATCATCATAATCTCTTTCACGCAGGTGTACTTTGCTTACGTGTGTTGGGTTTTGTACCCTGTCTCTAGCATAGTCTAAACCTGTAATGTAACAACTTATTCGTGGAGCACTTATAACCTTGTTTTCACTGTTGTCACGGATAATGTGTGCTACCTGTCTTGTAAGGTTACCATAACTGGTAGGAATCTTACGCAGTGTACCTGCTGAATCTTTGTAGGAAAAATTACTCATAACACGTATAAACTGTGTTACAAATCTACGTATCTGTCCATCATAAAAATGTTGCATTAATTATCCGCCTTAGGTTTAAGTACTTGTGAAAGTGCTTGACGTTCTTCAACTTGTTTATTGTTAATAGTATTAGTATTTGTGTTATTAACAAATGTTCCGATTTGATTTCCAGCATTATCACTGCTAGGTGTTTCAACTCTTACAGCATCTTCAAATTTGACCCATCTTCTTCCATTAAATCTAAACAGCCTGTTTGGAAAATAATCTGTTCTTAAGAAAAATTCACCTTCGCTCGCCGCCTGTGGAAACTGTGCACCAAAACTGTATAAAGCACCGTTAGGAGGAACACCCTGTTCAGTTAAGTAACCAACATAAAAGTTTCCTTTTGCTGTTTTCAGAGTTGGTGTACTACTTCCGTCATCATTAATATCTACATTACCAACATCGTCTGTTGGTACAACAAAATATTGTTTTGTATCGTAACCACTTACAACAGGTTGATCTGGATCACCTGTAATATCTTCATTTGCTTGATCAAGCACTGCTTGATTGATCTGCATTTCTTTTTCATAAGTTGAAAGCACATCACGTATTGTTGAACCTGTGCCTTCACCGCTATCTTTATCAAAAATTTCTTTAAATTCTTGGCTATCAATAATTGGTTTTGCTTTTACTCTTAGCAAGTGCGGATACCAAGTTTGTGAAAACCCTTCTGCACTTCTGTTTACATCTTCGATAACATAAAAACGTTTTAGTGCAACCTGATAGTCGTTTAGTGCATATTCGTCTTTAAGGTGTGGTAGTTCTAATACATCGCCACTCATTAGTTTTCTGCCTAGTGATTCTACACTAGAGTTTAAATGAAAAGTTATAAAGATCGTGTCGTTTTGTAAAAACATTCCAAACTGACTTAGGTCAAAGTCTAAATCTTGTACATTGTAAATACCACGCATAACATAAACGTCATCGGAATACTTTCTGTCTCTATTTTCTAAAAACAATAAATCCTGTATTTTTGTTTCAGGTATGTCGTTTGTGCCATATGGTTGGCTCGGTGTGGTGTTATCAACACCTGGATCAACAGGACCTTCATACTTGTGTACAAATATGTCTGTTCCGCCTACTTGAAACGCTTCATTTACATTCTTGTCAATAAAGCGATAGTCTGCTGATTTCTCTGGTTTATATAAACTTAATCTGGGCATAGTAATTGTATTTATTGAATAAATATGTTTAAGATAGGAAACTTATATGAGTGATTTAGAAAACAAAAAACAATCAGTCTTTAACTATGTTCGCACACTGCTAGGCGATGGAATGATCGATGTTGAACTCGATCCCAATCACTATGAAGTAGCACTAGAAAAAGCACTAGGCAAATACAGACAACGTGCTGAAAACGCAGTTGAAGAATCTTACATGATGCTTGAACTACAGGAAGATACAAATGATTACATTCTTCCAAATGAAGTAATTGATGTAAGAGAAGTTTTTAGACGCTCAATTGGTTCTAGAACAGGCGGCGGAGATGGCGGAACACTGTTTGAACCATTCAACCTAGCCTATTCAAACACATACCTGTTAAGTTCAACACAGATGGGTGGACTTTCAACATACTATGCTTTTGCTGGTTATCAAGAACTGGTGGGCAGAATGTTTGGTAGTTTTATCAATTTCAAATTTGAACCTGTAAGCAAAAAACTTACAATCATGCAACGTCCAAGATCAGATGAACAAATCTTAATGCAAACATACAATCATCGTCCGGACTTTAATCTACTAAGTGATCCATATGCTGGGCAGTGGCTAAAGGATTACACACTTGCTGTTAGCAAATACATGCTTGGCGAAGCACGAAGCAAGTTTGCTACTATTTCAACACCGCAAGGCGGAACTTCACTAAATGGCGATGCTCTCAAAGCAGATGCTACAGCCGAAATGGAGAAACTGGAAATGGATTTGGCAAATTACGTTGATGGCAGTAAGCCATTATCATTCGTAATTGGCTAAAAACTGCTTGACTTTCCACATAGATGACTATACAATTTAAGGATGCTTTTAATAAAGGATCTTTCATGATAATTGGTATTTGTGGTCTTATCGGTTCAGGCAAAGGAACTGTTGCTGACTTTCTTGTAGAGCAACGAGGCTTTACTAAAATTTCATTTGCAGACAGACTTAAAGATGGTGTTGCTAGTGTGTTCGGTTGGAACAGAGAAATGCTAGAAGGCAATACAGATGACTCACGTGCTTGGCGTGAAAAGGTTGATCCTTACTGGAGCACAGAAACAGGACACCCTATTACACCTAGACTGGTGCTACAACTGTTTGGTACAGACTGTATGCGTAACGGTTTCTATGATGGCATATGGGTAAGCCTAGTTAAAAAGCAACTGCTTGAAAACCCCGACTCAAACTTTGTTATTCCTGATGTACGCTTTGAAAACGAAGCAGAAATGATCAAAAGCATTGGCGGTAAACTGTGGCGTGTAAAACGTGGTGATGATCCTGAATGGTGGGACATAGCACAAAAACAAATGCGAGTTTCTGCTGATAAGAAAAAGAACGAAAGCATAGTTTTTATCAACAAGATGCAAGAACAATATCCTGATGTACACATATCAGAATGGGCATGGTGTAATGTAGAATTTGATGCTGTAATTGAGAACAACAGCAGTGTAGAGTTTCTTAAAAATCGGGTGTTAGATCACCTTGCTTCCAAGTAAATCCTTCTTTGTGTAGAACACGCTGACAATTAGCACAAACAGTTTTAAGATTAGCATGACGACAGTTTGTTAGTTTACCGTCTATGTGATACACAGCAAACTGCTCGGTGTGTTTGCTTGAAAATCCGCACTTGTCGCACTTGTCCTTTTGACGATATCCGAGTTGATACCACATAGGTATGCTGGGTGTTCTACCCCTAGCACATTGTTCGCACTTGCTTCTGTAATAGGTCTTGCGACCCTTTTTATAGTTTACTGCACAAGGCCTGCGTTTGCATGATTTACACAAAGGTCTAGTCATAACTGTATTTACCCGCCCTTTTCCATACCTTTTTCATTGTATATTATACCGTATTTTTGGTTATAGTTGCTAAATATGTTTAAGAACTTAATTTAAAGGAGTTAAAAAGATGGCACTATCATCACCAGGAGTTGAAGTCAGCGTAATTGACGAAAGTTTTTACACGCCAGCCACAGCATCTACAGTACCACTAATTATTGTAGCAACGGCGGCTAACAAACCAAATGGCGCAGGTACAGGAACTGCCGCAGGCACACTTGCCGCAAATGCAGGAACACCTTACTTGATCACGTCACAGAGAGAATTAACAGAAACGTTTGGTAATCCAACGTTCTACACAGATTCAAGCAACAATCCATTACACGGTAATGAATTAAATGAATACGGCTTACAAGCGGCATATTCATTTTTGGGTGTTGCTAACAGAGCATACATTGTACGTGCTGATGCAGATCTAGGAGAACTAACAGGTTCTTCAAGTGCCCCGGCAGGAAATCCAGCAGATGGAACATATTGGTTAGATACTAATGATTCACTGTATGGTATTTTTGAATGGGACAAATCAACACAAAAATTCACTAACAAGGCACCATTAGTTCTTAACTCCGCTACAGACCTTGTTGGAAACGTAAGTTCAGGTGATCCAAAACCAAGCGTAGGATCAAAAGGTGATTATGCTATCGTCACTGCAAGAACATCAAATGATGTTTACTACAAAAACGCTGATAATGTTTGGGTCAAAGTAGGTACAACTACAAGTGCTAATATTGCAAGTGCAAGCGGAAGCACATTTACTTCAGACAGTTGGGCATCAAGTTGGCCAACTATCCAAGCAACAGTAGCAAGTCCAACATTATCAAGTGGACACGCAATAAACATTAACGGAACAACTGTAACACTAAGTGGTACAACAGTTGCTGATCTAGCAAGTGGTATTAACGCCGCTTCTATTACAGGTGTTGCGGCTAAGGTAACAGCGGGTGGTATTTTAGAAATCTACACTGATGGTACTTCAAGCACAGATAACACAACAGACGACGGTGCAATTATTATTGCTGACGCAACAGGTGACAACATCTGTGATACACTAGGTATTGTTGAAACATACTATGCAGGTCCAGAAGTACAAATTTCAAAACACTCAAGCGTTCCTACTTGGAAGTCAATTGACACTATTACAGTAGCAGGTACTTCACACAGTGGTAACAGACCAACAGGTAGTGTATGGTTTAAAATTACTACTCCAAACCTAGGTACTAATTTAACTACTAAAGTTTGGAATGACACACTAGGTGCGTGGACAAGTGTAAGCACACCTGTTTACAGAACAAGACAAGAAGCAGTTTATGAAATTGATTCAACTGGTGGTACACAAATTGCCGCTGGTACAGTTTTTGCACTAGCAAACTACACAGGTAGAGCAACAGCAGATGATTCTACAACAGGTGTAGATGAATTGGTTAACTTCAAGTTATACAGACGTGTAACTAGTTCTCCAACTAGTGTAACAGGACAAGAAAACGGTGCGAATCCTACAGTAACAACTGGCACATTC